CTTGGAGGCACGGAACGTCACCGTTTATTTGACGGCATTTACGGAAGGTAAGATGGAACCAGAAGATACGCTCGATGAGGCTTATGAGCTTGAAGAGGTAGAAACTGAAGGTCAGGAAACTGACTCCGACTCATCCCCGGATACTGAAGAGGTTCAGGAGAAACAAACCAAGCCTGTTTTCGATGAACAGCAGCAACAGGTCTTTGACAAGGCGATAGCTGACAAGGTTTACAAGCTCAGGGAAAAGGAGCGAGAAGCCGAAGAGCTAAAACAGCGCCTGCAGAGCCTGGAGCAGCAGATTCCGAAGCAGGAAAGGCCGTCAGTGCCGAAGGAGCCGGACCCTTATGCCCTGAGTGATCAGGAGTATCAGCAACAGCTTCGGATGCGCGATGAGGCCATAGCTAGACAGGCTGCGTTTGACGCACAACAGCGCTTCCAACAGCAGGAAGCACAGCGTCTGCAGCAGGAACGGCTAATGCGAGAGCAGGAGGCTTTGAACGAGAAGGTAGCTACCTACTCGCAGCGAGCGGTCCAACTCGGCATTTCTAACGAGGAATTACAGGCAGCAGGTAATGCTGTCGCTTCGTTTGGCATCTCGGATGATGTAGTCAACTATATTTTGGATGACGATCTGGGACCGGCTATCACGAAGTATCTCAGTCAGAATGTTACCGAGCTAGACGCTATCCGGGCTATGAGTCCGGCACAGGCTGCGGTAAGGATCGCAACTCATGTACGGGATAAGGCTGCTGCATTGAAACCTAAAGTAAATGCCGCTCCTGATCCGGTTGAGCAGCCAGCAAAGGCTGGCGTAGCGCCTAAAGCGCGAGGACCGAAGGGGGCGATTTTCGAATGAATGAGGTGATCCGAAAGTGGCTAATAATCTTAACAGCAACGTCACCCGGAAGGTGGCTCGTGTCTTTTTAGAGGCATTCGAGTCCAGCCGGGTTGTAACAAAGACCGTTGACACTCAACTCCTGAGTGGCAAATTCAACCCTTCAAGTGGTAGCACTGTAGACTTCAAGCGTCCGCACGACTACAACTCCATCCGTACTTCTGGCGGTGATATTTCATCGTCCACCAAGTCAGACATCATTGCTGGTAAAGCAACTGGTACTGTTCAGAACTACTTCACCGTAGCTACCGAGTGGGGCAACGTGGAAGAGGCTCTTGAGCTTGATCAGTTGGAGCAGATCCTTGCTCCTATGGCTCGACGCATCGTGACTGACCTGGAGATTGATCTTGCCAGCTATATGCTCAAGAACTCTTCTCTGAAGTATGGTTCTCACGGCACTGCCGTTGACGCATGGGGTGATGTCGCAGGCGCTGGCGCACTGATGGATTCCATCGGCGTACCTGCAGCCGCAGAGCGTTACTACCTGATGAACCCTTTCACCACTAGCGCACTTGCTAACGTACAGAATGGCCTGAATGCGTCTGATCAGTTGGTCCGCACCGCTTGGGAGAATGCACAAATCTCTCAGAACTTCGGCGGTATGCGAGCCCTGACTTCTAACGCTCTGGCCAGCTTTACTTCTGGCACTGGCGCTGACCGCGCAGGTACTCTGTCTGCTGCTCCTGATGCGACTTACGTCACAGCAAAAGACACTATGACCCAGACTCTGGCTGTTGCTGGATTTACTGCGAACATGGTTGTTAAGGCTGGCGATATGGTCACCATTGCTGATGTGAACCGTCTGAACCTAGATACTCGCACTGCGATGATTGACGCATCTGGCGCTAACGTACCCTGGACAGGCGTTGTTACTGCTGACGTTACTCTTAGCGGCACTGGTACTGGTAACCTGGTTGTTGCCGGTCCTGCTATCTACGAGGCTAACGGACAGTACAACACTGTTGACGCTGCACCAGCTAACGGTGCTGTGGTAACCATCCTGAGCGCTTCTAACACTCTGTACCAGCCAAACCTGTTCTTCACTAAGCAGGCATTCGGCATGGGTACTGTGAAGCTGCCTAAGCTGTACTCTACTGACACTATTGCAACTACCGAAGACGGTATGAGCATCCGTGTAAGTAAGTACGCAGATGGTGACGCTAACACCCAGAAGATTCGTTTTGACTTGTTGCCTGCATACGCAACATTCAATCCGTTTATGGCTGGACAAGGCTTTGGTGTGTAACTCTCCTTTGAGTTTATAGGGGACTTCGGTCCCCTACTTTTTTATGGCTAAACCAAGAAAAGGCAAAGCAAAAGTAAAGGTCACCGCCAGCGGCAAGAAGGTCTCCTACGGGCAGGCCGGGAAAGCCAAAGGCGGTGGTCCGCGTGTTAGGCCGGGTACAGCTAAGGGTGACTCTTACTGTGCTCGGTCTCTTGGTATCAAGAAGCGGCTCCCGAAGGAGAAGCAGAACGATCCCAATACTCCCAACAATCTTAGTCGCAAGCGCTGGAAGTGTAAGGGCGCTAAGTCGATGAAGGGAGCTAAGTTTGAGTAACTACACGAAACCCAAACTCAGAGAGCGCATCAAGAACAGAATTATGGCTAGTGACAAGGGCGGCAAGCCCGGTCAGTGGTCAGCCAGGAAGAGCCAACTGCTTGCTAAGGAATACGAAAAGGCGGGCGGCGGCTACACTGGCAAGAAGAGCAAGGCTCAGAAGGATCTGTCCAAGTGGACCAAAGAGGATTGGGGAACCAAGTCCGGCAAGAACTCCACTCAGGGCAAAGACGCTACCGGGGAGCGATACCTTCCCAAAAAGGCGAGAGACAAGCTGAGCAAGAAGGAGTATGAGGCCACTTCACGCAAGAAGCGGGCTGATATGAAGAAGGGTAAGCAGCATTCCGCGCAGCCGAAGAAGGTTGCCAAGAAGACATCTAGGGCTAAATTCGAGTGAGGTGATCATGCCAAACGTAGGCGGTAAGAAGTTTCCATACACGAAAGAGGGTATGAAGCAGGCTGAGAAGGCCCGCAAGAAGAAGCGCAAGCGATCTCCTAGAAAAGACATGAACGGGAATACCTACGAGTAATGGCTACAGTCGCGCAGGTTGCTAAGGCAGCGTTACAAAGGATATTGGTACAGGCTAGTGAGTCTCCACTGCAGCCTGATGAGTATAGTGACTTCATCTTTGCGATGAACAACTATATGAGCGAGCTAGACGCTCAGGGTATCCAGTTAGGATATACAGAGGTCTCTGACCTGGGTGATACCGTAACGATCCCCACAGGGGCTCTCAGGGGCTTGATCGCTAACATGGCGATAGAGGTGGCTCCAGATTACAACGGGGTGATCTCGCAGGGTCTGGTGAAGGCTGCGCGTGATGGCTTCAATACCATGAGGCTGCTCGGTCAGAGCATGGGCGAGACCAAGATGCCCGCAACCCTGCCGATTGGCTCAGGCAACGAAGATACGCTCTTCGGCTTCCCCGGACATTTTTATCCAGAGTCAGAAGAGGATATCCTAGCGGAGTCCACTGGCTCGATCGGTTTGGAGCTAAACACAAATGGATAGATCACAGGGCAGGAAGAAGTCTGACTTTGTAGCCAAGACTTCGGTAGAGGCTGGCGCTTACGTTGACTACTTTGTCAACGGCACGAACTACAAGATCGCATATAGTGACTTCCTTGCAGGATTGGGTGTCACCGGGACGATCGTTCAGGATGGCGCGCCCACTGGGATCGCGGTTCTGGATATTGATGGGACCGTAAACAAAATCAGAAACATCGAGAGCGGCGCGGGCATACTGGCTAACGTATCTGCCCAGAACGGTGTAGAGATCAAGCACAACTTCTCTGCCGACTCCACTGGCGCTCCACTGTTACTTAACGTAACGGATGACACTCCTGATAT